CACACCTTGCTGAGCAGGCTGGTAACGGCCTCGGCTTTGCAGTCAACGGACAGCTCACCACTGGCTCTGGTTCCGACCAGCCAAATGGTGTTGTTACTGCTGCTGCTGCTGGTGGAACTGGTGGAACTGGTGTCTCTGGTGCATTCACTGCTGACAACCTGATTGACCTGCAATACAGCCTTGATGGAGCCGCTCGCCGTCTCCCAGGTGTTGCTTACATGGCAAACGGTTCGACCATCGGTGCTATGAGGAAGCTCAAGGACAACGCTGGTCAGTACCTATACCAGGTACAGGTTGGACAGCCAGACACCTTTGCTGGCTACCAGATTATCGAGAACCCTGCAATGGCTTCGGTTGCTACCTCAGCAAAGTCGGTGCTATTCGGACACATGCCTTCATACAAGGTTCGTGTTGCAGGTGGAGTCCAGGTTGCAACTTCAACCGACTACTCGTTCAACACAGACACGACTACCTTCCGTGTATTGATGCGAGTTGACGGCGACCTAACCCACTCCGCTCACATCAAATACTTCGTTGGAGCTGGTTCCTAACCACTAACGAAAAAAGCGAGACCCCCGCAGTTCTAGGTTGCTGCGGGGGTTTCTTTTTGCTATGGTGAAGGTATGCCTAAACAACCTAGACTCAATGGGGCAATAGCCCTCGCCAGCAACTCTCCAGGAATGCCTACGGGCTATGGAAACCAAAGCAAGCTCCTAGCCGAAAGACTCATAGGGTCAGGTCTAGAGTTTGCTGCCTTATCAAACTACGGACTCGAGGGAACTAGAAGCGAACTCAAGATTGCGAATAAATCAGTGCCGCACTATCCCAGAGGGTTTGGTCTTTACTCGACAGATGTAATGCCAGTTTGGTACAAAGATTTTGCAAGTCAGCATCCTGATAAAAAGACAGTCCTAATGACTCTTTATGATGTCTGGGTTTACAACGACATGGATTTTGACGGAGAAATTATCTCTTGGATTCCGTTGGACCACATTACTCCGCCCCCTAAAGTAATTGAGTTTGCTAGAAAAGAGAATGTCAAGCTTGTATCAATGTCGCCACATGGTCAGGAGCAACTGCAATCCGTTGGTCTTGAATCTGTTTACATACCTCACGGTATAGAGACAAAGATATACAAGCCAACCAAAGAAATCAATGGCATTCCCGTCCGTGAGTTTATGGGAGTCCCCGAAGATACATTCTTAGTCGGAATGGTAGCTGCTAACAAAGCCAACGGAAGCATCCACAGGAAAGCCTTTGCAGAGAACCTTCTGGCCTTCGCAACCTTTCACAAGAAATACCCGAACTCGCAAATCTACATACACTCAGAGCCCTCAAGGGCTTATGGGGGGTTTGACTTGGCCTCAATACTTAGAGCAGTTGGGTTAGATAAAGCTGCTGTCATCTTGCCAGATAGGGACATTCTGCGGACAGGCTATCCAGATGAAGCAATGGCGGGCTTTTATTCAGCAATGGATGTTCTTCTCAGCACCTCTTACGGAGAGGGATTCGGTATTCCGACTGTAGAAGCTCAGGCTTGTGGAACCAGAGTTATTACAAGCAACTTTGCCGCTTCTAAAGACCTAGCTTCCGAGGATAGTTGGAAGATTGACGGGCAACCTTTCTGGGATGAAGCACAGACAAGCTTTTACCAGATACCTTCGGTCACAAAGATTCACGATGCGCTTATCGAGGCATACGAGGGCGAGAGAGGGCATTCAGAGAAGGCTGTCGAGTTTGCCAAGCAGTTTGACTTTGACCATGTTTATAGGTGGCGTTGGCTACCATTCTTGAGAGGCATCTTTGAATGATAGCTTGGCTCACGCATCATCTGCCAAAGCACCCTAGTGAAGTAGGAGGCATCCCAGGGAAATACCGTGGCGGGGCAGAAATGACTGATGCCAAGTATCTCAAGGCTGGGCCTTCTAATGTATCTGTATTCGGTCCAGACCAATGGGAGCAGGCCCTTGAGTACCCACAAATTATTATTACTGGGACTGACTTGCTATCTGACAGGGCAATGATGTGGCTGGCAAAGAAAAAGCCAGTAGTTATGGTTCACCATAAACAGCCTCGCTCCCCAGCTCGACAGCACCTTTTGTCTTCAGCATCTTTGCTAATCTGCCACACACCAGCTCATCTTGAAATAGAAAAGTCTTGGACTCAGCCAGCAAAGAGCACTTGGCTATTGTCCTCTCACAACCCTGCTGACTTTGAGGTTCAAAAGAAAGAGAACTTTGCGCTTTGGGCTGGCAGATTACACCCGCAGAAGGGTCCAGACAATGCGATGGACTGGGCTGAAAAGAATCAGATTGAACTGATTATGTATCACGACAAGCCTCGGGTGAAAGTCCTAGAGACAATGAGCAGGGCAAAGCACTTTGTCTTTCTACCGAATGATTTTGATGCAGAACCTCGCACTGTAATAGAGGCCGTACTGTCTGGCTGTCAAGTTCACATCAATGACCAAGTCGGTATGGGCTCAGTCCCAAACTGGGACGACCCCGAGAAGCTCGCAGCTCTTGTTAGCACCTCGGCTGAGACTTTTTGGGAGCTAGTTACATGATTACTATTGGCATCGGCAGTGGCTTGTGGGGAACTCGGTATAACTCCTTTCTTCCGCAATGGTGGGATGGCGTAAAGAGCATTCGCAGACAGCCCGACTCAATAATCTTTGTTCACGACCCTCAGAACCGAGACTATGTCCACGAACAGATTCCCGAGCAATACAAAGCCATCACGACATTCATAGAAATGACAGGCGAGTTTGCGGAATACATGCGAGCTATGGCTTGGAACCAGACAGCAGACTGGTATTCGCTTTGTGGAGTAGACAATCAGTATTTGCCCGAAGCCTTCGACCAAATAGAAGAGGCCGATGCTCAGGGTTGTGATATCTACATCGACAGGCTAAAAGTAAAAAACTCAGGACAAATTCTCGAGGGTAGATGGATACCCGAACAGATTCCATACCAAATGACTTGCCCAGGAGCCGCCCCAATAAAGAGAGAGCTCTTTCTAAAGACAGGCGGTCCGACTAAGGGTGCTATCTTTGATGATTGGGAACTCTACATTCGGTGCGTAAAAGCTGGGGCGAAACCATTTCACGCAAGCACTTTCCGTTGTCTTTATGACATGGGACAGAACCATGTAACAATGAGTGGGGTCAATCGCCCCGAAGACCATGACCGTATTGGCAGAGCTCACATAGCTAAAGTCAGAAAAGAACTGGGATTCGAGTAGGGGTAGAATAGAAGTATGGCGATTACTAACGGTTACACAACTCTAAGCGAAGTAAAGGCAATTCTTAGAATTACCGATACCGTTGACGACACATTGCTAGAGACTTGTGTAGAGTCCGCCTCAAGGCAGATTGATAGTCACTGTGAAAGAGTCTTCACCTCTGGCTCAGCTACTAGGCTCTTTGTTCCAAATGATTCTTACTTGACAGAAACAGATGACATTATCTCTGTCACAAGCATCAAGACCAGCTCGGATGCTGATGGCAGCTTTGACATTACTTGGACTCCGTCTGATTACCAGCTAGAGCCCCTAAACGGCCTCGCAGGAGGCTCCTACAGCCCCTACACACGCATTCGTGCGGTAGGCGACTATTTATTCACAACTGTAAACTTCCCCGACTCACAGGGCGAGGCTACGCTGCAAGTTACTGGAGTATTCGGTTACGCAACCGCAATACCGACAGACATAAAGCAAGCTTGTAATCTCTTGGCAATCAGACAATACAAGAGATACGATTCCCCACTTGGAGTTGCTGGCTTTGGCGACATTGGCGTTGTCAGGGTCAGTAGAGTTGACCCCGACATCGAAGCACTACTAGGACCGTATCGCAAAATCAGGATGGCGTAATGACAAGCATCTACAGTATGCGCCAAGCCCTAGCCACAAACCTAGCTACAATTAGCGGACTTAGAGCATCGGCGGAGATACCTGATAACCCATCCCCGCCTATTGGCATTATCAATCTTGACACCATCGACTACAACCTAGCGATGAATCAAGGGTTGACACAATACAATTTCGTTGTAACGGTCATTGTCGGCAGGGCTGCCGAAAGAACAATGCAGCGAAAGCTCGATGCCTATTCAGAAATCTCAGGCCCTCAGTCTGTGAAAGTTGCGATAGAATCGGATAGAACACTCGGTGGCGTGGCGTATGACCTACGGGTAGAGCGCAGCAATGTCGTGGGTTCGATAACTATAAATGACCAAATCTATCTGGCGGCTGAGTTCACAGTCACCGTCTATGCATAAGGAGAAAAAACAATATGGCAAAGTATGTTGTGACATCAAACACAGTCACACTAAATGGCGGAACAGTCAGCCCGAGCGTAGCCCGAGCTGAGCTTGTTTTGAATGCAGCTGAGGTTGATGTTACCGACTTTGGCTCAAATGGTTGGACCGAGGTTATTGGTGGCCTAAAGTCAGGCACCGTATCTCTCGACTTCCACTCTGACTTCGGTTCGGGTGCTGTTTCAGCACTGTTCCAGGACCTAGTTGGAACTATCGGAACTGTAACGATGATTGCTGGTAACGGAACTGCTCCGTCAGCAACTACCCCCCGTTACACGGCTACCGTTATGATTAACAGCTTCACCCCTATCGCTGGCGCAGTAGGCGACCTCAGCACCTTCTCGGTATCATTCCCGACCACTGGTGCTGTAACCTACGCAACAGCCTAAATAAAGGAAAATAAATGCGATTCAACCTAGTAATTACCTTCGCAGACGGAACCACGAAAGAGATTACGGCTGGCGCAGCTGACCTAGTCGCTTTCGAGGACAAGTTCAATGTGTCAGTTGGAAAGCTGGCAACTGAGCAGCGTCTTGGACACTTGTTGTTCTTGGCGTGGCACAGCGAACAACGCACTAAGGCTACCAAGCTCGGTTACGAAGAGTGGCTAGAGACGGTAGACGGCGTTGGGGAGGCAGAAACAGACCCAAAATAAAGGGTCTGGGCGATGATTCAGCCCACTGGTTTGTTGCCGCTCTTGCTGTGGAAACAGGCATCTCGCCCAGAGAGCTTATGCAGCTCGAAGACAGAATGCTTTGGACGATGTATCGTTGGATAGTAGCTAAACAAGTGAAAAAGTAGAAGCCGCCCTTTCGGGGGCGGTTTTCTCATTGGGGTAGAATTGATTGACTAGATAGGCGGATTCTCTTTGGCGGCACAACTAATCGGACCAGCACTCGGAGCAATAGCCAGCAGCATGTTCTCTAGCTACTCCCGAGCGGCATTCGGTGCGTATGGAGCAAGTCGAGCACGAGCTTCTGCCCTTGGGGTCCAAATGGGCGACTTCAACATGTTGCAGGTGCTTGAGGGGCCTTCGGGTGGGGCTGCCCTTGAGATAGCTAATCTGGA